TAGCAACACTATTTTTCATAGCATCAGCTTTACCTTGTTCATAAAAGTGTTTTGCAATAGCATCAGCATTCATTGCTGTATATAGAGATTTGTGATAACCTTTAGCGTCTTCCATCGTATTGTTTTTGTTCAAAAACTTTTTGACAAAATTATTGATGTCACTTTGGGTGTTTTTAACCTCGTTAGCATTTTTTACGTTAAATCTATATTTTTTATCACCGATGTTATATTCAAAACCTTTGAACTTATCGTTGAAAACTTGATCAGTTTTCTTTAAAAAAGTAGATGTAGCAGCGTCTGCTATTTTCTGATTTTCTTCAGATTCTTTGTTGTATCTATTAAAGAAATCCATAGCTTTTTGTTGTTCTAGCGTGAGCTTTGAACCAGCTTTTATTTCTTTATAGTATTTAGACTTTTGCCCGTCCAAGTGGCTTCTAGCACTGGCAACTTGCTCTTTAAATGCTAGTTTTTTTCTTCTTATTTCTCTATCAGAATCTTCTTCTTCATCTATTTGAAAAGTATCTTCCATTAAGAAATTTATTTCATCATTAGTTAAATGAGGTTTTGTTTGCTTATAGTATTCGTATAGTACGTCACTATCATTTAACTTAGTATAATCTTGATTAAGTTTTACATAATCGTTTAAATCACCACCAGTTTCTTCCATAAAGTCAACTAACTTTTGAATATTTTCTGGCAATGGTTTTCCAGTAGCTTCAGCTTCAGCTATAGCTTCTTCAACTTTTTCTTCTACCTCAGCAACCTCTTCTTCAGTTGAATCTTCAGTAATTTCTTCTAATACTGTTTCTTCTTGTGCTTCTGCTTCCGGTTGTATTTCTTCTTGTTTTTCTGTGGGCTCGGTGTTTTCAGACTCTGTAACCACTCTGCTGTCGTCAACGTTATCTTCTTTAGTTTCATTTTCAATTGGTTTATCTAAATTAACAACATAATCGCCGTCTTCATTAACATTTGGTTTATTAGTTTCTTCAGTTTGTTGGTTTGTATCTTGCGTAGTTTCTTCAACTACATTTTCATTTTTTTCTTCCATAATATAATATAATAATAATTAATAATTTTTATCTAGGACCAAACGCACCTAAATCAAATCCGCCTCCTA